ACCAGCTGCCAGGTGACCGGCTTGGCACCGTGCGAGCTGCTTATGCAACGGCAGCGCAAAACGCCTACCCAAACAAAGACTGGGAAATCCAGGGCGACAAGCTGCTGACCAACCTGCCTGCTGTTTACCTGGACTACCAATACAGCGTCGGCGAGTTTGCCATGCCGCAATACTTCGTGCAGCTGCTCAAGTACATGATGTCCTGGCACTTGGCCATGCCGATCACAGAACAAAGCGACCGTGCCCAATATTGGCAAGGCGTTGCTGTTGGTGGCCCAGCTGAAAATGGCCGCGGTGGCTACATGCGCACTGCAATGAACATCGATGGCCAGGGCACACCGACCCGTGTCATTGAAGACTTCAGTTTAATTGCTGTGAGAAACTGATGCCACGTTTTGTTGACATTCAAACCAACTTCAGCACGGGCGAGCTCGACCCGCTGCTGCGCTCGCGTATTGATTTGGCACAGTACAACAACGCGCTGGCCAAGGCCACCAATGTGGTGGTGCAGCCGCAGGGTGGCATTCGTCGCCGCCCTGGTCTGAAGCACATCGCTGAGCTGCCAAACACTGCAGCCAATGGCGTGCGCCTGGTGCCGTTTGAGTTTAGCGTTGACGACAGCTACATGCTTTGCTTTGTCAACGAACGCATGTATGTGTTCAAAGACGGCGTGCAGATCACAGCCATCAACGGTGGCGCTAATCCATATCTGACCACCACAATCACAAGCGCAATGCTTAGCCAGCTGAACTGGACACAGTCGGCTGACACCATGTTCATTGTTCACCCTGACCTGGCGCCTGTGAAGCTGGTGCGCGGTGGTTCTGATTCAAGCTGGACGATTAGCACATACACTTTTTCCAGCATTCCAAAATACGCATTTACGCTGACGGTGACCACACCTACATCTGGCCACCTGACGCCCAGCGCTGTCTCTGGCAACGTCACACTGACATCGCAGAATTCCGCATTCAGCGCGGGCAGTGTTGGTCAATACATCAACGCATACCCACAGGGCCGTGCGCGCATCATTCAATACATCACGGCAACTTCAGTGAAGGCCGTGACCGAATACCCATTCTTTGACACCAGCAACATTGCCCAGGGCAGCTGGGAGATTGAATCAGGCTATGAAGATGTGTGGAGCTCCGGCAAGGGCTGGCCACGCACAGTGACCTTCCATGAGGGCCGCCTGTACTTCGGTGGCTCTAAGTCACGCCCATCCACAATCTGGGGCAGCAAGATCGGCATCTTCGATGAGTTCATGCCTACCGAGGCATTTGATGATGATGCTGTTGAGGCAACGCTGGACACCAGCTCGCTCAACGTGATCGTTGACATGATCTCTGGCCGTGACTTGCAAGTGTTCACCACCGGCGCTGAGTTCTATGTGCCGCAGTCTGGCACCGATCCGATCACGCCGCTGTCGTTGACATTCAAGGGCGTGAGTCGCAATGGCATCAAGCCAGGCACCCGCGTGCAATCGCTGGAGTCGGGCACGGTCTACATTCAGCGCCAGGGCAAGTCGATCAACGAGTTCCTGTTCTCTGACACGCAGCTGACGTATGTGACGCAGCGCATCTCATTGTTGTCTGGCCACCTGCTCAAAGCACCGACCAGGATGGCCTTGCGCCGTGCGACCAGCACAGACGAGGGCGATCTGCTCCTGATGGTCAATGACACCGACGGCACAATGGCTGCGTTCAGCATCATGCGTTCGCAGCAGATTACTGCCCCGTCCGAGTTCATTACCGATGGATTGTTCAAGGATGTCAGCGTTGATGTGACCGACATCTATGCTGTGGTCAAGCGCACATTCAACAGCACAGACAAATATTTTGTCGAGCTTTTTAGCTTTGATCGTTTTACCGACTGCGCATTTGTTGGTGGCGCTGCCTCTGGTGCAACTAGCCTGCCACACATTGGTGAGTCACTGAACGTGATCTGTGACGGTGTGCCGCAAGGAAACGAGACTGTCAGTGCTGGTGGAGCTGTCACGTTTGACCGTGCAAGCACTGCCAGCTATGAGGTCGGTCTGCCGTTCACTGTGTACGCCAAGACCATGCCGGTTGAGATTAAACTTCAGACTGGCACGCGCATTGGCTTCAAGAAACGAATTGTTGAGATCAACGCATTGGTCGACAATACGCAGCATTTGGAATTGAACGAAAACCCTGTGCCGTTCCGCACGTTTGACAATCCATTGCTGGATGACCCAGAGCCGACTTACACTGGAAGCAAGCGCGTCAATGGCGTGCTTGGCTACAGCCGAGAAGCAAGCATTGAGATCTCTCAGAGCTTGCCGCTGAAAATGACTTTGCTGGGTCTTGAGTACAAGATCGCGGTGACTGGGGGTACATAATGTTTGAGGGTTTAAATTTCTCTGGCGTCGACTACAGTCTGAGCGGTGGCTTTTCTGCGCCGTCTGGCTTGGGTATCAACGCCAGCAACATCACTTATGACTTGAGTGGTGGCTTCGGATCTACAGCTTCATTGTCTGGCATCGATGCTTCGGCTTATGCGTTTACAGACCCAAGCGCCTACAAAATCGGCAGCTTTGACTACAGCGTGTTTTCTGGCTTGGACACATCAAGCGGCTTTGACTGGGCCAGCATCATCAATGCCGGAAGCAAGATTGGATCGACCGTGGCTGGCGCTGCTGGCTCGGCATTCAATGCTTTGCAAACTGGTGTCAATGCGGCTGCACCATATCTGGCATTGGCTTCTGCCATCACCAGCGCTGGCGCTCAAAAGACTGCGGCAATCTACCAGCAAGGACTGTATGAGGTGCAAGCTGTTGACACACTGCGCCTGGCACAGATCCGCACTGACCAGGATCAAAAGTATGCTGCCATTCAGGCCGGCCGCAAACTGTTGTCCGCTGAGCGCCAAGCTCTGAATTACACAATCCAAGGCAACACACTTCTGCGCGGCATGGAACGAACAAACGCGGCTGTGCGTGCGCGTGCTGCTGCCAATGGCATTGTGTACAACGAAGGATCTGCTGCAGCCATCCAAACGGCAAACGTTGGCGCTGTTTACCGCGACGTCGGCATGTCAGACTTGAATGCTTTGACCGCAAGGATCATGGGCTTCGAGGACGCTGGCGCAATGATCTTGGCCGCCAAAGAGCAGGCCGAGTTGACCATGGGCGCAGCCGAGGCTCAAGCAAACCAGTTGCGCCTGGCTGGCCAATTTGCTGTGGACAGTGGTGGCTTGCTGTCTGGCGCCACGCTTCTGCAAGGTGGTCTGAATTTCGCTCAGACTGTTCGCAACCCATTTACACCTTAAACCATGGCAGATCTACCACTTCTCCAATCAGGCCGAGTTGAGGCAGCTGGCATTCCTGGTGCTGTGTTGCCGACCGTAAATGCACCGCAAGTTGACTATGTCGGCTTGAAGGCTGGCGCTCAGTATCAAAACACTGTGTCGCAAACCCTTGACCGTTTGAGCAATCAATTGTTTGGCATTGCCAAGACGGCAGCCACAGAGGCTGGTTTGCAGTACGCTGCAGACAACCCTTTGACCGACGAGCAGCTGCAGGCGGCCAAGACCGGCAATATGGAGTCGCTCAAGATGGGCGGCCCATTAAACGTGTTTGACCAGGCAGTGCGCAAAGCCAGATCATTTGAGCTGTCAAGCACATTTGAAATGGAAGCACGAAGCCAAATGACTGGCATGCTGACGGCCGTTGAAATGGGCAAGGCCACGACTGAGCAAGTGCAGACCAAGCTGACATCAATGATGGATGGCTTCAGCCGAAGCCTGGCTCAAGTTGACCCAGAGGCGTCGCTCAAGTTTCGTGCGACCAGCGCCACCATGGGCAACACCGTGCTGGCCAAGGCCGCCGAGTTTGAAATGAAGCGCGAGAAAGCTCAGCGCCTGGCCAAGTTTGATGCTGACTTTGACAACAGCACAAGACTGCTTGAGGCTGCTGTGTCGCAGGGTTTTTGGGTAGATCCAAACACCCAGCAAAAACGCAGTATTGAAGAACTGGCCGATGTGTACCGCCAGACAATCACCACCAGCGCTTTGCTGCTTGGCGATGCCACAGTGCAAAAGAGCTACAGCGACAAGTTTGAAGCTGCACTCAAGAATGCCAAAGTCAACGCGGTGACAAAGTTCCTGCTGACTGACGAGACTTCAATGGCCGACCCAGAAGCCACATTGAAAAACATCCAGATTGGCAATGTCGGCAAGATGACCGACGTCGTCAAAGGCATGCTGATGACAGACTTTGCCTCAATCGAGAAGGTGTCCGCCAATTACATGGTGGCAGTCAACGCACGCAACACAGCGATCAATCAAAAGATCAACGCCGACAAACGTGTGAATGAGCAAAAGGCTGTCGACTTATTGGAGCAGATATTCCCGCTGCCAGAGGGCAATGCCAAGCGCCGCGACCTGGTCAACCAGTTGATCGCCTTGCCTGCCGGAGCTGTACCCATTGGCACGCTCAAAGACTTGCTAGAGCCAAACAAAGAAGGCAACCCAGCTGTCGAGTTCAATTTGCTGAACGGCATCTACAACGGCACGATTAACCGGCCAGACCAGATCTGGGGCATGGTTGGCAAGGGCATCAATGGCAAGCAAGCTGTTGGTGCTTTGAAGCTGCTGCAGTCTGAAGACCGCCGCGACCAGGGCGACCTGGATCGTGGCTTGGCCAAGCTGGCCGGCATCCCCACAATGCCAGGTTCTGTGACCGTGCTTGACCCCAAAGGCACTGAGTTCCAGCGCCTGCAACGTTTGCGTGTTGACGCGCAGCAAGTGCAATCTCAAGCCGCCATCGAAGGCAAAGTGTTGACGCCACGCATGGTGCTGCAACAGCTTGAGGTTAAGCTCGAAGAAAGCCGCAACACTGAGCAGGCCAAGGCAGCACGCACAGCATTGACAAATGTCTGGGAGAAAAAGGCAAACGGCCCAATCACACGCGACACATTGCCAGCGCTTGAGAAGAGTGGCAAGCTCAAGCCTGCTGAGATCACACAAGTCAAACGCCTGCTCGACCAGGCAGAAGGGAATCAGTAATGGCCTATAGCCCGGTCGAAAACAAATATTTGTCAGCACTGACGTCGCTGCAATTCCCTGATGAGCAGCCGGCGCCAGAAGTGGCAGCCGCGCCAGAAAAGCCAATGGCTCCTGGCCAGCGACCTGGTGACATCCTGGTGGCCGAGGTTGGTTCTAGGGGTTTACCCCAGCAAGCATACAGTGGCCGTTACCCAGACACGATCAAAGCCATTGAGCAGTCTACGTTTGAAAAAGCCATGCAGAACGCTGGCATTGGCTTAGAGCAGGCTGGGCGCTTTCTTGACAGCCTTGGCCAGGTAGATGTGCCTGTCCTTGGAAAAATCAGCCTGGCTGATTTTGTGCCGTTTGTGGGCACCGCCAAAGAAGGAACGCGCAGCGTGCTTGGCGAGGCGCAATGGCAAGGCACGCCGATGGCTTTGCAGCAGGCTGGCACAGGCCAGTCGCTAACCCGTGGCACTGGTTTTGCCAGACGCATGACTGAAGATGCGTCACTGGCTGCAATGGATGTGGGTCTCAATGCGGTGCCTGTCGCAAAGTCTGTCATGGCGGCTGGCAAAGCGCTGGCACCCAAAGCAGCCGAGATGACAATCAACGCGCTGGAAAAGACAGGCATGCCAGTGCGTGGCCTCGGCATTGTCGAGCAAGCGCCACAGCTTGCTGTTGAGCGAGTGCCTGGAGTTAAGCCGGGTGATGAGCTTATTGTTCAACACAATCTGACTGCCAGCAACTTGCTGAAGGCTGACAAGCTGGGTGGTCTACCAGTGCCATCGCTTGCCATCTCAAAGGTCGGCGCACCACTTGAAAACTTCGGCGAGATCACGCTGATCGCGCCAAGAGAGATGGCCAGTCCGTCTGCCAAAAATCCTGTTTTTGCGTCTGACGCATACACCAAGCGTTTCCCGACAATCGACTACCAGATTGACAACAAGAGCCAGAAGACGTTGAGGAGCCTTCTTAGTGATGTAGCCGAGAAGATTCCTGGTGGTGACTACCAAGTTGATCGACTCCTAGACAACTGGAATGACCGCAAGTATTCACAAATCTTAAGGGCAAAGTTCTTGGATGAACGCGGCGCCCTGCCAAACAAAGCGGACTTTGATGAGTCATGGAAATTTGAAAGCGAATTGCAGAAACGTGTGAATGACAACAATTCAGAGTTCACCGACTGGTTGGCTAAGTTTGACGACTCACTTGCTTCCAATGACGTAAATGTCAAGGAACGAATTTTTAAAGGCTATACATACAGCGGCAACCGTCGCTACGCAGAAGTCAACTTGACCAACCTGGTCAAAGAGATGAAGGGCGGTGCGGGTGAAGAGGGTTGGAACTATGGTGTTTCAAGCCTTCGCGCTGTTGCAACTCCAAAGTTCAAGACATTCAGCCAGATCAAGGCTTCACGCGACAAGATCATTGACAAGCAATCAATGGAGTCTGTGAAAGATAAGACCCGTGAGGCATACGAGTCGCTGCTTGACCGTCTGCATAAAATCAATCCGCAGTACGACTCTAGCGATGCGCTGCGCGAAGTTGTTGAAACCAAGAACGTCAACTCGCTTGACCGTGAATATGATGCGCCGCCCGAGCTGAAAGCTGACATTGGCCTGTTTATTCAGAAGCTGAAGACGCTGCCATCTGAATACTTTGAGATTAAGCCGCAGCGTGCTGTGTCGCTTGAAGAGTTCAAGGGCGCGATCATTCCAAAAGACACACCCCAAGCTGCGCGTGAAGTTCTCAAGAAAGCGGGTATCACTGACATTCACGAATACTCAACTCCAGAGGAGCGCAAAGGTTTGTTCGATAAGTTTGGCAAGGAAATGTTTGCGACCATGCCAGCGGCCCCGCTAGTATCTGAGACAATGCAGGACAAGGAGAAGAAGTAATGGCCATTCAACCCCTTGACCAACGCTTGAGCAGCATCTTGCCAGCGGCTGCACCAGCTGCAGCGCCAGCAGACCCGACACAGTTAGAGCCCATGCCTGCCGAGCAGGCGCAAACGGGCACAGAGGCAACCCTTACCGATAAACCTGGCACTCCCAGCATGTCGGAAGGCATACAGATCGCTGGCCCTGTCGATGCCGCTCTTCGCAAACTGATCACCCGCCAGGGCACCAAGGCCGAGCGCAACCTGGTGCCAGAAGCTGCGCGTGCAGTTGAAGGCACACTGCCCGATGCAGCCAAGGCCGGTCGCTACAAGCTGATCCCAGAAGCTGACCAAACCCTGACAGACACTGTTGGCACAGCTGTCAGCCGCCGCCAGGCGCAAGGCGCTTTGATTGGCAAGCCAAGCCCCAGCACAGAAGAGATTGCTGCCGGTGTCAAGGTTGAGCCGTTCAATTTGTCGCAGTACCAGAATCACGACGCTGCTGGCATTGTGGCCGGTGTGGCTGATGCACTGAACATCAGAACCAAAGCTGTAACCTTTGACGAGATCAAAGCCAAGGCTGCAGAGTCTGGCATTGGCGAGTCGTTCCTGACACGCCTGATCGGCAGCGACGGCAGAATGATGGCCAACGCTGTTGAGACCTATAAAGCACTGGAAGTTCTGGAGTCCAGCGCCAATGAGCTGGACAAGCTGTTCAAGCTGGTCAACTCTGGCATGGCCACCGATGCTGACAAACTCATGCTGCGCCAGCAAGTGGCTTTCCATGGCTTGATCCAAAAGGGCGTGAAGGGTATCCAGACTGAGACAGCCCGTGCCCTGGCAGTCTTTCGCATTCCCCGCGACGGCAATGCCCAGGTCATTCGCCAGGTGCTGGAAGAGTACGGCGGCGATGGCGCATTGCAAGACATGGCCCGCAGCTACCTGTCCCTGGAGTCACGCGCTGCTCAGAATGCCATGATCGAGAAGTCGATGATGTCTGGCGTGAAGGATGTCTGGTTCACCACTTTCATCA